ACCAAGCAGAGAGGTTTCAAACTTTTCAGAGTCGTGGGTCTTGATTCACGAAATCCTATCATATCCAATCATATCCCCAATCATATCCCCAATCATACTTGCAATCATATCATATCTAATCATACAATCATATCTAATCATATTGATAACAAGCTTCGTGAACCACGAATAAAAAAAACAGATCCAAAAAACAATAACTTAGGAATGTTTCGCTTGGTTCTGGAAACGAGAACCTTGAGCGAGCTGTTTAGACAGCTTGAAAAATTGCTGCATAAATAAAATAAAGCTTTGCATTTATCCCATTACATCTTATAATAATAATATAACATTAACGAAAGAGGTAAAAAATGTTAAATTATACAGGGATCAATATCTCAAAAGGCTCTGGAAAACTTCAAGATATTAGATCAATAAACACAAATACTTTGACTAATTCATTTTGTATTAAGCAAGGAAAAAATAAAAATTCAGTTTGCAGTATTTGCTATTCTGAAAAAATGTTAAGAACAATGCGCAAAAATTGTGTTCCATCGTGGCAACATAACAGTAATTTATTAAGCAAAGTTATGATTCAAAATGAATTATTGCCTACTATATTGGATGCATTTTTTAGGTTTTCTAGTCATGGTGAATTAATCAATAATACTCATTTAATTAACTTAATTAATATCACAAATAAAAATCCCCATTGTATTTTTACTTTATGGACTAAAAGAAAAGATATTATTAATAAAGTTTTTAAAACGATGAATAAACCTAAGAACTTGATTTTAATATTTTCTAATAGTCAATTAAATAAACCAATTGAAACATTGCCTAAATATTTTGATAAAACTTTTAACAATGTCACAAAAGAATACAATAAAAAAAAGATTAATTGTTTTTCAAAATGTAAAGAATGTTTAATTTGTTACAAACATAATAATATTAATCAAATTATAGAGTATATAAAATGAGATACTTAGAAAAACAACCAACATGGGCCTTGAGAAATATGATCAAGGCCTTATCTTTTCACTCGTGGCTAAATACTGACGATGAAAAACAACGTTTAAAAATTGCTAAATTAATTTTAAAAAATAGAAAAAATTAAATCCAATAATCATACAATCATATAATCATAATCATATCTGGCGCAATCATAGCGCCAGATCATACCTACAATCATATAATCATATAATCATATAATCATATAATCATATCACTAGAACCTAGAACCTAGCTGCAAGTAAATATATAAATGTTAATTGGCTTTCAAAAAAATCGGATCGTAAAAATTCCAGGATCAGCTTGATTTTTTTCAAACTGATCCTGGTTTAGGAAGGAACTTATTGCAGCAATTGCTCTTTAACTTCTTGCTCAATTTCGTCTGCCACATCTTCTAAACCAACATAGCCTTCAACAACATCTCGCATTACTGTTAAAGCTTCTTCAACTGCTCTTTTATATAAATCATCTGGCATAATAAAAAAAGGGAAGAGTTATTAGCTCTTCCCTTATCCTTTCTTTATTTTTTTAATCTATTGATGGCATTTTTATAAAGTTTTTCTGGTGGTGTATTGCCAAGCAAAGTTTTTCTTAACTCTTCAATACTCATTTCTTTACCATTTAAAAATATTTTACCCATAATAAAAAAAAGGGAAGGTTATTAGCCTTCCCTTATCCTTTCTATTTTTTTGTGTTTACAGATAAAACATCACTAATAGATGTAGTTCTAAATTTAGTGATTAGTTTCTTTGTTTTTTCATCTAACAATTTTTCAAAGTCTTTTAAAAATTGTTGCAATGAATTTTTGAAAGTAGTTCTTTTTTTTAAGTTAATTTCCCACCATTCATCTTTATATTTAGCATTATGGAAAACTACATTCTTTTCTTTCAATAAAGAAAGTAGTTCTGGTTTATGATTATTATATATTTTAGTATGGGCATCTAAATGATGTTTGTTAATTATTACATCACTCAAAAAATCTAAGTCTTTTTGTGTAAATGAAGAATAATTATAATGCTCAACTAAAGGTTTTTTAGTTTTCTTTTGTTGTTGTTTAAGCTTTTTAAAAGCTTTTTCTATATTACTTTGAGCCATTGTTATTCCTTTCGTTAAGTTTATATTAATTGCTCTATTATATTATGGGATATAATAAGATATATGTCAACAAAAATAATTATAAAAAAAAAAATAAAAAAAACTATTGACTTATATTAAATCTTATATTATCTTATATATATAAGATAACAATTAAGTAATCTTATTAACGAAGGGAAAAAATATGAATGAATTAAAAATAAACGCAATCTTTACTTTCGAAAAGGCAGATCAGTTTATTACAAATTATGTATTAAATATTGATGTATGCAAGAAAGTATTTTTTAAAAAGGGAACTGAGAAAGAAGTTCAGTTCATAGCAAATCTTATTAGCCAGGAACTTGAAGTTCACGAAATTCTGGATCTAGCAAAAATTTCTTTATGCTTTGGGTATGAAGATGCAGCAATTGATAAATCAAACACTATGAAAAATGTACTAAAGAGAATGGGCAAATATTATTTCAATGATCAGAAAGATCACATTGAAGATTATATTAAAAATGTTTCTTTAGTTTATAGACAGGAAATTGATAAGAAGGCTATGAGAAAAAAACTCAAGGCTATGTTAAATTAAATCATAATCATTTTATGGGCAGCTATCATAGTTGCCCATATTTCCAAGGCTCATTTCCCATTTACATATCATACACATTTACGATTTTCTGACCACCTGCAGGCAGGCGCTTGCTAGCATATACACCTATAGGCTAAGTTAGATATATGTAAACATTTGAAATTTATTTTAGTTTATCTATAATGTCCAAATGAAGTCTGATTTAATGACAACAGAAAAACTGAGGCTCGAAGTAGAGAGGCTCTGGATTAAACACATTAAGTTATGTCAGGATCACTTCTTGTATTTTGTTCAGGAAGTTTGGCCAGATTTTATATGTCGTAAAGAAAAAGATAGGAGTAAGTGGGGACATCATCAGATTATTGCTCACGAGTTTACGAACATTGCTGCCGATAAAAAAGGGAGGCTCATTATCAATATGCCCCCTAGACATACTAAATCTGAATTTGCATCTGTATATTTTCCTGCGTGGATCATTGGCAAGTATCCTAAAATGAAAATAATGCAGGTTTCTCACAACACAGAACTAGCAGTGAGGTTTGGTTCTAAGGTTCGTAATATTATTGATTCACCAGAGTACAAACAAATTTTTGGTAATGTAAAGCTTCGTGAGGACTCCAAAGCCAAAGGTCGTTGGGAAACAAATCACGGAGGTGAGTATTATGCAGCCGGCGTTGGAGCGAGTATCACGGGCCGTGGTGCGGACTTATTGATTATTGATGACCCACACACGGAACAAGACTCAATGTCAGATATTGCTATGGAACGTGCTTATGATTGGTACACATCTGGTCCACGACAGAGGTTACAGCCTGGTGGATCTATACTGATGGTAATGACGAGATGGGCAGAAGATGATCTCACAGGTAGATTATTGAAGGCTCAAACTGAACCTAAAGCAGATAAGTGGCGGCAGATTTCATTTCCCGCGATCCTTGACTCAGGGAACCCAGTATGGCCAGAGTATTGGGAGTTAGAAGAATTAGAAAAGATTAAGTCCAGTATTCCTATTCGTAACTGGTCAGCTCAGTATATGCAAAATCCTACAAGTGAAGAGGGTGCAATTTTAAAACGAGAGTGGTGGCAACCATGGAGAGGTGATGGTTTACCTAATTTGATGCATGTAATTCAGAGTTATGATACAGCCTTTAGTAAAAAAGAAACAGCAGATTATTCTGCGATTACGACTTGGGGTATATTTTTTCCAGAAGAAGGAGGAGCACCGCATATGATTTTATTAGACGCCATTAGGGGTAAATTTGATTTTCCAGAATTAAAAGCAGTGGCATTAGATGCCAATAAGTATTGGGAACCTGAAACGATTATTATAGAACAAAAAGCCAGTGGTGAACCCTTGACTCAGGAGTTTAGACGAATGGGTATACCTGTGATACCTTTTGTTCCTAGTAAGGGTAATGATAAATATACGAGAGTGAATGCTTGTGCACCTGTGTTTGAAAGTGGACAGGTGTGGTTTCCTTATGGGGAAAAATTTGCTGATGATGTGATTGACGAATGTGCTGCGTTTCCCAATGGTGCACATGATGATTATGTTGATTCTACTACACAGGCTGTGTTAAGGTATAGGCAAGGGAACTTTATTGAGTTATACTCAGACTATGTTGACAATGAAGATTTACCCCCTAAAGAATATAGGTATTACGAATGAGTGAAGAGTCAGAAGATAAACAAAGAACAGCCCAAAGATTATCAGCATTAAGTAGTATTTTTGGGAAAGGCACAGTGCCTAGCAGTTTAGCAGATTTAATTAATTTTAATAAAACACCAAGACGAAGAGCACCTAAAGGTGAGAGTGTTTTTACACAACTGAGACGATTTAAAACAAAACCTGTTAAAGAAAACCCAGAGTTTGATATTGTGGGTAGACAAGTTCCTGATATTGAAAAACAAGTAAGAACAGATGTATTACAAACTCTTAGTAATCTTGACCCTAAAATGGTAGAACCTAGATTAAAAAGAATGTCAGCAGACTTACAAGATTTAAGAAGAACACTGGCTCCAGCTAACAAAGCTAGCAAAGGCACTTTTGTTAATGTTAAAACAAAATTAGGACGCACTAAAAAAACAAGGATTACATAATGAGTAAAAAAATAAGAAAACAAATACAAAAGAATCCCGTCGTTGTTCATAATAAAAAAACTAATTTTAAGCAAACAGAAATTAATCCATTTACTGACACTTACGAATTTAAAAGTGATAATATTGAACCATTTTATACGAGAACAGAAAGCTCAGGTGCAAGAACACAAAATCCACTATTTAGTCGTGCAATAGAGAACGAAGCATTTTCTAGAAAGTTAGATGTAGACACTCGTAAAAAAATAAAAGAATTAACAGCCAACGAGCCTATTCCATACAAAGGCCCACTTGTTGATTTTTCATATAAATATTTAGGAAGAAGAAAACTACAAGAACATATAGGCGAACCTATAGAAAAAGGATATGATAAACTTGTAAAAGGTGTTAAAAAAATAAAGAAAAAAATAAAGAAAAAAATTAAAGGTAACAAAAAAGGTAACTTTATTGAAGTACCTGTTAAACTTGCACGAACAAAAAAAACAAGGTTATACTAATGGATGATGAAGACAATCTGGAAGAACAGGTTAATCCTGTAGACGTGGAAGTTGAAGAACCTACTGAAGAGATCGTAGAAGAAGACGCGGCACCAGAAGAAGATAATTTCTACAAAAACTTAGCTGAGGATATGGACGATAGAGCCTTGACCGCTTTATCAAGTGACTTGATTACAGAATTTAAAAAAGATAAAGAGTCCAGAGGTGATTGGGAAAAAGGGTATACATCAGGATTGGACTTACTAGGATTCAAGTATAACGATGAAGGTCAGCCTTTCAAAGGTGCGAGTGGCGTGACCCATCCTTTATTATCCGAGTCTGTTACACAATTTCAAGCACAAGCATATAAAGAGTTACTACCACCCGATGGACCTGTAAGAACACAGGTGGTTGGTGATACGAGTAAACCTAAACAAGAACAAGCTCACAGAGTTCAAGAATTTATGAACTATATGGTGATGGACAAGATGGAAGAATACACTCCAGAGTTTGATCAACTGTTATTTTATTTACCTTTAGCAGGCAGTGCCTTTAAAAAAATCTATTATGATGAAATAAGACAACGAGCAGTAAGTAAATTTGTACCCGCAGAAGATTTAGTGGTTCCGTATTATGCAACAGATCTTATGGATTGTGAAAGAATTACACACATTATTAAAATGACTGAAAATGATGTGTTAAAAAAACAGAAAACAGGGTTTTACAGGGACGTGGAACTTGCAGCTACGCAAGAAGAAGATGATATTCAGAATAAATACGATGAGATTGAAGGGGTCTCGGACCAAGGACCACGGGACTATCAGTTTAATGTGTTGGAAATGCATGTTGATTTAGATTTAGATGAGTATGAAAAACAGAATAATGAAAAAAATGTTAAAGTTCCTTACATTGTAACGATTGATGAAGGCTCACAACAGGTTTTAAGTATCTATCGTAATTTTTCGCCTGATGATGAAAGTCTTAGACGCAACGAATACTTCGTTCATTACAAATTTTTACCAGGTTTAGGGTTTTATGGCTTTGGTTTGATACATATGATTGGTGGTTTGGCTAAAACTGCTACGTCTGCACTACGACAATTGCTTGATGCGGGTACTTTGAGTAATTTCCTCCCTTAT